CCGCCGCCGCCGCCGCCTGCCGTGCTGCCGCCACCGCCGCCGCCGCCACCAGCAACGATGACGGCGTAAACGAGGCTGACGTTAGCCGGGACGACAAACGAACCCGACGAAGTAAAAGTGCGCGACTTCAAAGCCGCAGTCGCCGCCGAGAAAACAGGGATGCTCATGGTTAGCTTCCGATCACATAAACGATGTCATTGAGAGTGCCAATAATAAAGACGTTTGCGCTCGTTGTTACCGGAATGCTTACAGCCTCGCCTGGTTGAAGAGCAAAACCGTTTCCGCTGCCGTCATTGGTTACCGTAACACCAGCAGCCCCAACAAAAACTGAACCGACGTTTGTGCTTTTAGCCTTAATTGTCAGGCCATTTGAAAGCGCCGTTGTCGTTAACGCAGCGGCTGACGCCGTGACAACTTGCTGGTCAGCGTGACAATGCGTTGCGCCGCCAGAACCGGGAATACCGGAAATAGCGCGTTGAAAAAAGTTGTAAGCGACTTCATTCCACGGTTCGTTAGCCATTATGCAATTCCTTGAGGGGTTGGGTCACGGGAGAGGGCCGCAGCCTTCACCTGAAGCTCTTGGCCTTTGAGGTTAAGTTCAGCCATGCCAAGCTGGCCTTCCATCTGTGTCCGCTGTTGCTCGATCTGAGCCTGCATCTGGGCCGTTTGCGACTTCAGTTGCTCGACTTGCATTGCGCTTTCGTCGGGCGGCGGCGGTCCTTGTGGCTGGACGGGCGGTGCGGCCTCGGCCTGCTCAAACACCTTGTCGATAACGTCTTCCATTGACCGGCTGACATTGAAGGTCCGAGCGCCCTGTTTCAGAATCTCGGCAAACAGCGGAGCCGTGTAAGGCGCAGTCGGAACGATGCCAGCCGCAGCCGACATCAGGCCCACTACCGCGCCGGTAAACTCGGTAAACGCCATCTTGGCAGCGTTCTCATCCGGCTCGACCGTCGAATCAGTCTCAACGTCAATGCGGAAGGAGCGCAGCGCGTCATTGCGGAGAAGGGCTTGCACCTCATCCCATGTCGGTTGTGCCATCAGTTCCAGCATAGCTGGGTCAGGGGCCAAGCCGGGCGGAATGGGCATCCCCGACTGTTGCGCCTGCTGAATCAGCGGCATGATTTGCTCAATCTGCTGCTTTTCAGCCGCCGTAAGCAGTTTGATGTTCGTTATAGCCTTCAGCGTATCAATGCTGAAATGCTCTGCGATAATCTCAGCCTTCAGCCGGATGGCATCACGGCAGAACCGTTGCAAATCGCGTTGACGGTCACGAACCCGTAGCGAACCCCATTGACCCTTCAGCCGTTGAGCCGTTGCCGTCTCGTTAGGATTGCTTTCGCCCCGGATGATGTCCGACAGGCCGGTGATTTGGTAGATGTCGTTCAGGACTTGCGAGCGGGCCTCATAGCAGCCCTTCAGCACCTGAATGACCATATCGACCGGCACCCACTCGATCAGGCCACGAACGCCGCCCTTCTCTTTCCAGAGGTCGAACGTATCAATCGGAATGAGCTTGTTCTCATTGCCCGGCGAGAACACCAACTGAAGCTCACGGTTAGCTTCACCGGCATAGACACCCACCATCCGCAGCGCATCTTGCAGCTTGCCGATACGGGCCGTCAGTTCGTCCAGTTCGTCAGCCTGGTCCTGATACTGCACATAATCAGCCACCGGAATGGTGCTGTCATTGGCAGTCGTAGCATTCAGCGGAGGCGGGCATGGGAAGAAGTTGGTAAGCCCCAGCGGGTCTTCGCGCTTGTCCAGCACCCCGCCCGTGTAGCCCTTGCAGACCCAGTAGGCCATCTTTGAGGGCTTGTCCCAAATCTCATAGACCTCGCCAGTCTGGCTGGACTGTTTCTGGGCATCCGAAGCCGTGTCAGTGCCGGTCGAGGTCGTCGTAATCGGGACGTTCTTGGCCATCTCCTTGCCAAAGCGTTCCGCCAGTTCCGCCCTTGTCATATAGACGCGCCGGGCCACCCAACGGACTTCCGCCCATTCCCGCGCAGGGTTAGTCAGCCAGTCTTTCCATGAGACGTGGTCGCACTGGACCTCTTCGTAAACGACTTCCTCGCGTTCACCCTCCATGCCTTCGTGCATGGGTGAATCATCAGGGCCGCGCCCCTCGATCTCGCCAACCTCGTTTTCGTCGTCGTCCTGAACGCCCTCGCCCAGTTCGTAATCTTGCTCCGCGTTAAGCGTCTTCATATGCGGGATGTAGCGCACCCACACCTGACCTCGGCCCGGTAGCAGATAGTCCAGAACGCATAGCTTCACGCGCCCGTCAAAATCATACTGGTCGAGGCTGAACCCCAACGCCCGTTCCAGCACGTCAGACGCAATCTTGCCCACCGGGTCTTCGTCCCGATAGCGCCGGTCAACCATTGGCTTAGGCTGTTTGGCATAGATAGCAGGCTGAAGGGTCGAGACGTTAGACCACAAGATAGCAAAGCGACGACGCTCATAACCTACGGACGGACGGCCACCACCCCTTGCCCGGTTCTCATTCTTGAACCGCCTGACGATGATGTCGCCAGCCTTCCACCAGGGCTGCAACTCACGTTCCGACAGATTGATTTCCTCAATCCATGTCGTAACGAGGTCAACGCCCTCTTGATTTTCAGGTTCAGTGGGAAGCATAGCCCCTCGCAAGCGTTCAGGGGAACATATCGTGCGCGGGTCCGCTTGTCGATAGAACGATCATGCGCGTTCGTATCCGCTATGGACCGGCTGATTAGCCAACAGATCATCCCATGTCATGTCACGGATGCCAAGCACGGGCTTATCGGCTGCTTTGACCTCGGGCTTAATCTCCCGGTAAGCCATCGCCAGATAACGGAACGCATCGGCAGCGTGGCTGGACCAATCGTGCTTAGGGCCATCACGGAACACGCGGGCCTTCTCATCATAGTCCGCGCGATACTGGCGCAGGCATTCAAGCCCGGCCTTGCACTTGTCACGGTCAAACCAGATGCGAGGGAACAACACGCGGCCAGCGTTAATCCCGTCCATGACCTTGTGATTAGGCACCAGCTTAGGCTTGAGCTTCAGCGTCAGCATCGTCTCAATCCTGGTGCGGCCCGTGCCTAGTTCCCTGACCCTCGCGTCATGCGGCACCCAATCGGCCTCATACTTATAGGGCTTGGCGTGTAGCACCTTGGCGTAATGCTCGATGCTCTCCCCGCTGGCCTCATAGAAGTCAATCACCCGTATCTCAGCGCCAACCGCTTGCCAGAACCAGATGGCCGTGCTGTCACCGATGCCCAAATCCCAAGTGGTATAGACCGGCAAGGCAGGGTCATACGGAACGTCTGTAATCCGCCCAGCCCGCTCGCTCTCGGCCATGTCCTTACCGTAGTAAGCGCCGATGATTGCCGCCTCGAACGAGCATTCGAACTCCTGCTCATACTGCTCTGGCGTCATTTCCCTAGCAGCAGCGGTCAGTTCTGATTGGGGCAGGATGCCTGTCTCAGACGCAGGCAGAAAGAACGGGAACCAGTCTGGGTCAGTCTTAGCCCGCTCGAACAGGTCAAAAAACGCGTTACGTCCCTTTGGCGTTCCGATGAACGTAGCTGTCCCCTGCCGGTCTGCCAGCATCGGGCGGATGATTGAGCCAAAGATGCCGGGATACATATCGGCATATTCATCCAGCGTGGCATCATCCAAGTAGCCACCACGCAGGGCATCCGGGTTGTCAGCGCCGTAAATCTTGATGCGTTTGCCGCCGATTAGCTCAACATACAGTTCGCTTTCATTCGGAGGCTTGGCCCAGATCGGCTGGCTGTATCGTTTCAAATACTCCCATGCCACATCCTTAGCCTGCTTCAGGTAGGGCGCAAGATAGGCCGCACGATAGTTGGGTTTATCGGACATCACCGCGTTGCGTATCATGTCATTAATGCAAGCCACCGTCTTACCGCAGCGTCTGTGAGCCACCCCGATGGCAAAGCGTTGCGTCCGGTTATGGAACGGCAGAAACACCCGGCGAGGGGCGTAGGGGATTACTCGGGTTTCAGCCATGTGACCGCGATAGCGCCGCCGTCAGGCCCTCCGATTTCGGCCTGTATCTTATCGCCATACTTCTTCGGCAGCAGCTTGGACGCAACCCATTTGCGAGCGTCAATCCGCAGCCTGTCCCTCGCAACGTCAATCGCGCTTGGGTCGGCGCACGAAACCCCATCAGCGATGGTCACGATCTCATCCGCGTGCGTCTCAGCCTGAACCTCTCTTGCTCTCGCGTATTGTTCACGAAAGTCGGGCTTTTCGCTAACCCACCGCAGGATTGTCCCAATCGAGGGCATCCAATCATCACGATCAAAAGCGCAAATGGCCCGCAACGATTCCCCGTTAGCGAGCCTTGTGCAAATCTCGTCCGCCAACTCTGGCGTATAGTCAGAAGGGCGACCGACCGCCACTAGAAATACCTGTTTTCAGTCTCAAACCACAACGCCTCGTCAACTGCCGTGTAGGGCGCGTACCGGAGGCGCGGCGTGGAAAACAACGTGCCACAAAGGAGCATAGCGCGTCTGGTCATGTTTAGTCCTGTTTGCGTCTAGCCTTATTGCCTTGGCGCGGGCTTAGAGCGGTTGAGAGTATGCCTTGGGGTTATGGGGTGGTCAAGGGCCGCTGACTGGCGACCACAAGCGTCCGTCCGGCGCAGATCGCATACGAGATAGCTTGGCTTGTCGTATAGCCGTATGCCGTCTTGATCGTTTGCAGATCGAGAAGCTGGCCAGCGTCTAGCACTACCTCAACACGCTTGCTTCCTGCGGCTGACAGAACCCCTCTACGGGCTGCTTTCTGTACTGCGTGGGGATAGGGCTTGGCGGTCATGTTTTTTCTTTCCAGTGCGTGAACGGGTAGGCAATTTCTCCGTCCTCGTCGTCGTTAAAAACGAAATGCCAGCCAGTCCAGTACGCATCCATAGGCGGATAAAGACCGCATCGGGCCTCAATAACCTCGCCTGTCCTTGGCGCGCTTTCCATCGTTTGCCATTTGCTGACGGCCATTGTTTTCTCCGGGCGGGGCTTGATACCCGCTGACTTCGTTGCCCGCTTGGGTCTGATTTGGCCTTCGCGCTCGCTAGGCGCTAAGGTAGCGTTTCCTTCAACGCCGCCGGAGAAACTTTTAGGCCGCATCCGCCAGCAGCCCGAACACCTTGTTCCAGATCATCAGTTGCGAGCGCGAGGCGCTGGTTTGGCGGGCAACATAATCGCGGAACTCGTTGGAGGCGGCAGCAACGTCGCCGTTATTGAGTCGGATCAGGTTGGCGGTGATTTGCTTCGCGGTCATGTCTGTCTCTCCCTGTTGATTTGAACCTAGAGAGCGCAGACCGGTCCGTCAACACAAATCGTCACCTAGCCAGATTTATTTCTCATGGCCTGAAACTGCCGCGCAAACTCTCCCGGCACGTGGGCATGTTTTTCCGTCATTTGGACAACCGTCATCCCTTGGCTTTCGCGGAAGGAGAGCCATTTATCGCGCGCAAGCTGACTTTTCCTACAGGCGTAGGTTCTTACGGATGCGAGCGCGTCGTGACCGTCATTCATCGGCTGTAGTCCTGCTTTTGTACAACCCACGGGGTCCAGAATATCACCCGGATAGGCTTTGGCTTGTCACGAGTCATGATGGAAAACAATCCCGTTTTGAGAACCCCACGCCATCACGATTTCTAGCAGATCGCTGAAATCCGCATGGGATAGTTGGCTGCTGGAATGGCGAAGGTTCACAAACCCGGAACCGTCCAGATTAGGCACGAGCCTAGCCTCTCGGTTGAGAGCGTCTAAGAAAAGCTGCGACCAATCCTCCGGCGCGAGTTTGAGGCCGTGATATTCCGCCTGCTTGCTTATGTCGGTCAAGGCTGACCAATACGCCGCGTTCTGCGGAAGGGACCGTTTAGGGCCAACGAACGTCACCCGCGTTAGGTCAGGAGCCGCGTCAAGCCACTTGTGCAGCTTGGCGCGGTCGTCCTTTGACCTGATCGTGACGACAGTTGTTCCCATCACCAAGGCGTGTCGTCGTCGGGTGGTGAGGAACGACCAGCCGGGCCGCTAAAGTCGCTGTTGCGGGGCTGGGCGTCGATCTGGCGACCGGGCTTGATCTGGCCGCCGAGCATCGTCCCGTAGTTGCCCTTGGCCCATACGGCGACTTCCATCTTGACCACATCACCGGGCTTTGCGCCTTCGGGGATGACCACCAGCGCCGAGCCTTTCCAATCCGGGGCTTTGTCGTTTTTCTTTTCACGCTCTTTGTAGATCGTCACGTCACCCGGACGCGCTTCATATCCAGCCATCTTTTAACCCTCCACGCTTTGAAGATACAGGTCCACAAGCGTCTGTTCCTCTTGGCGCTTGGCTTTGTCCTGCTTAATCAGTTTCAGAA